GATGAATAAAGATGAACTCTCGACTGAATGCCAAGAGGCATCAGTAAAAATTGAGGAAGAACTTAATTTGCTGAAAGGACTGGGGGATCATATCAATGATTTACTTAGGAAGATGGATGCCGTTCACCAGTTAAAAGATATCTGCCCTCACATTTTTGACGGATCGCAACCGATAGAGGCCGCATGGATCGGAGAGCAATGGGATTATCAACTCAAGATCAAAACTGCTAGAGGTGATGTTACAACTATACATCAGGGCTTATTACCTTCAATTTTAACCAAACCAAAAATACTATAGGAGTGAACATGAACGAAAATCAAAGACAAAAACTAAAAGTAATCAAGGAGAAAATGAGACAGCGGGATGAGCTGCTCCAAGAGCTTGAAGAATCTATCACCATTCGCAGTCTAGCAACGGATATACCTATCGGAAAGGATGAGCGGTGCGCGATAGCGTGGCGTGAGGTTAAAGGTAAATTCGTTTTAAGGATTCAAAATGCTGCTGGAGAGACTCAAGAGGTTCCAGATAGCGAAGTCCCAAAGATTATCCAAAGACCGCCAAACTATGAGCCGTTCAAGTTTACGGTCCCCACCAGTGTTGGAACACCTCGAAAGAGGAAAGGGGATCAGTATGACGAAAAAAATTAAGGCTAAAAAATTTGAAGATCTTACCCTGAAAGAACTGGCTGACCTTGACGAATCTCGATATGAGGAGCAGTACATCGCACACACCAAGTTTCAGGATCAGGTCATAGATTTAGTTAATAAAACTAATTATGAATCTCATTTTGCCGCAGCAACACTGGTACGCATTGGAGCTGCGTTACTAAGAGCCCTAGATAAAGAGGTCGCTGACCAGCTAATCGCAGGGGCCCTCGAGATTGACAACACAGAGGTTCAGATACACTGGAGGAGAGAAGGCGATGAAGATAAGAATATGCATTGAGGTAGAGGCCGAGGAGATCGACTGGCATGGCAGCTCAGTTGCCAAGTCAATCGAAGATAGCGGAGTTTGCTATGACATAGATTGCATCGGGAGCTATCAAGGACACAAAATAGACGAATTCGACTGGGACGCAGCGGAGCAGCATCTAATTGAAAGGGAGAGAAGCAGATGCGAAGAGGCTGGGCTGTCAGATATCCCAGTCAGTTATTAAGGGGGGTTGATATGGAAGTATTTAACGCTGGCCGTGAGCTTTCAAGGCTCAGAAAAAAACGTACTTTAATTTGCGAAGTATGTGAAAAACCTTTCGACTCGGTAGCACAAGCAAAATACTGCTGCAATAAGTGTAAACAATCGGCTGCTTATATGAGGAGGCCTAAGCCGCCAGTGAATGTAAATTGTAAGAGATGCGGGGTGGAAATTTGTACCGAAGATAAACGTATCAAATACTGCTCAGATGAGTGTAGGGTTTTGTTCCGCATCTTCAAGTGATACCCAGATCGCCATAAAGCCATGCAAGGCTATATCATGTACCTTGCGTGGCACTCTCCCCGAATCCAAATAAACCTTCTTTAAAACGCCAGACAACCCAGGTTTCATAATCGCCAACGCCAGCCCAACTTTTTCAGCATTCAGATCCGCTTTGGTTTCTGTTGTTTCTGTGCGGTATCCACTAATGTAGTCTTTAAACATGGGCGACTGAGCTGGGTAATCTATCCTACGCAATTCTTTTTTCTGATAGCTGGCATACTTCTGCAGCAAATGTTTAGCTAGATTTTTTTCCATTCTTATCACCATAATGCTTGACGTAAATAGCTTGAATCTTTTGCAGTCTCCACGATGACATTCGCCGTTCCGCTCCGCCCCCTTTTTTTATTTGCTCCGCCAATATTTCCATCGACTTTTCCATGGTCGATTTTCTGGCAACTAAGAATTTTCGCGGATCATGGGGCTGGCTGCTAGTCATTCTGGCAAAACTGCCAGATGATTTTTTCGGGGGGTTTATGTAACTTACTATTTTTTCTCGGTTAAAATTTTCTTCGTTATCTTTTGCGAATTCGGCTAACTCTTTTTTCAAGTAGTCCCAGGTTTTTGCTTTCATGTGAAAGCCTCGAAGTCCAGTCTACCAGTAGCACCACATTCTCTGAGCTGTCTCATGAGATCCAGCTGATCTCGAAAATGTTTGGCAACCTCTCCTTTGCCTTTTGTTTGCCGCATTTCTTTGCCTAGCCCAGTATCATTAACCAAGTCAGTCAACAGATCTAATTCAAACTGAGTGAGATTACCATCAGCTCTTTTCAATCCACCCTCTAGGAAATGGCAGCCAGTACACAAGGCTTCAGCATTCAATGGGTGAAATCTTACACCCCATTTACCTCTAGTATGGTAGTGACTACACTCAAGGCCCCGACTGTTAGGTGCATACTTTGTGCCGCAACGCTCACAAGTCCAGTCAGACCTTTCTCTAACACACAGACTAAAAGCCTTATCCGCTGGTGTTCTCTTAATCCCTGCCATGATTCCTCACTGGCCAAGCTGGTAATTGCATACCCTTCTCAGCAAAAGCTCTAAATATTGTATCGGATATCTGCTTATAATCTATAGCTGTCGGTTTGGTAGTGGATTGATGGCCAGTAAGCGCAAGCTGAACAGGCCGCCAGATCTCATTCTTAACTGCATCCCTTGTCCAGTCAACTTCCATGCCGCCCTTTTTAAATATCGGAGAACGGATCTCTCTGGTAACGCCAGACTCATTAAAAAGGTTAGCAATGTTACGACACCATACCTCGAGGGCCGCTTGTTGGAAGCTGGATCTAGTCCTGCCCACCTTATAATCCACTGTAACTAAGCCATGCTTCTCTACCAGTTCACCTATTTTTTCAGCAAAATTATCAACTTGTTCTGATTTCTGGAGACAAAAAGAAGTAGTCATATCACCTCCTGTAAGTTTCCGCCCATCTGCAAAACATTAAACTGAGTCAGAGCCCTGCCTTCATCACTTGTAAATCCACGACATTTATCATGCCGCCATAGAGCAATACTCCCCTCATATCGACCATACCTAGACTTAGCAACCTTGAATATCATATCTGCTTTAGCTGGATTGTAATCGGGATTTGGCTGGAATGTTTCAGACTTTTTCCTACGCAATTCGTCTTGTGTCCGCAATTCATTTTGGACTTTATCATGCCAAACTATCATTAGGCTTGCTGCTATGTTGGCCAAATGAGAGCTGCCAATAAAATCGTACTTCCCTGGGATCTTCTCTTCACCTTCAAACCCACTCGGCTTCCGAACGTGATGCACCAGCACTATAGCTATCTCGAATTTCTTAGCAACAGCTGCTAATGTTTGCGTGAAAGATCTCTCGACTGCACTATCTCCGCATACATCGTTTATCATCATTAAGGCATCGAGGACAATCAGCTCACAATCACAGTGCTTTGCAAAGGCAATCACCATCTGGATCGCTTCTTCTGGCTCGATGCTATCCATCCGATCATAGATATGTAGCTTACCTTTTGCCCACTCACTAAAGGTTTTGACATAATCCATAGGCGGCTCTTGTTTGGTATAACCAATCTCAACATAATGCTCCAGCACATCCTCTGCAAACAGTTCGAGACTAGCTATTCCAACATTATGGCCTTTACGCAAGGCCCTTAGACCTATTTGACTGGCTATTGTGGATTTAAAATGTCCTGTATATCCGCCAATTAAGTTTAATGTCCCTCGATGGAGCCTGAAATCTGTATCTTTTAGCTGCGCGAAAGGTAATTCAATACCCTCTAGCATACTGTTACGCCTAGCCTCCAGCCTATCGACTAGCTCAACTGGGCTGACCAGTCGATCAAGCTCACTTGCTGCCAGCTCTTCTTGAATATTAATATTTCTAAAGTCTGGCACTCCTATTGGTTCAAAATCATTCATGGCACATATGCTCCTGCCCTTTGATGGGTATTTTGTTTTTCTACTTTTGCCCAATTATCTTTAGTGGCCCTCTTCAGTGCAGACATCCAATTCACATATTTGTAACCCCTTGCCTCGGCTTGTAGTACAAAGTTGTCGAAATGTTTGTCCGGACTAGAATGACCATTAGCTGTACACCAATTTCTAAATTCTTCAGTGCAAATAAAATCACTTGGCAAGCCAACTTTTCTATTGGGTTTTTTATCTATATATGATTCTTTATTGGTTATTGATAGATTAGTGTCCCGTTTTTGGGACTGGTCTGTACCGTTTTTGGTACTGGTCAAGTCCCGTTTTTGGTACTGGTTATCCATATCACCTATCCCATTATCGGGACTGGTACTGGTGTTAATATCGGGACTGGTATGCTTAACCAAAATACTCAACTGACTAAGATTGATTTGGTATTTATTAGAGGATCCGCTAGATCTATCTACCTCTAGCAGATTGTCAGTCTCAAGAATGGCGACTGCGCTCATAATCGTTTTGCGATCTAAGCCAGTATCTTTTGCTATCGTATTTACCGATGGCCAGCTATTACCTTTATTGCATGAACGATTAGCTAGACACAACAATACAAACTTAGCACTCGATGGTTTTAAATTGAGCCTCCATGCTAGAGAGGATGCGGAGAAGCTCATACCTGAGCCCTCCGCTGCAAGCAATCTTTATAGATCGCCCGATCTCTATCATTCAATTTGTTGCCTCGAGAAATATCCGCCTCAACGATTGCAATAAACATTCGATGGAAATCATCATAAGCTGGTTTAGCTTCAGGTTTAAAATCAGTACGCCAATTAAGATCAGAACCCTTTAGTCCTAAACTACCCAGGGCGTTTAATATCTCTTGTTGTTGGCATCCAGAGCGGCAGTAGAATAATGCTCTTTCGTTATCTTCGGTTATTAACAGACTGGGATCTCCGTCCTTATGGGCAGGACAGCAAGCCTTCCAAGTATTCCTCCCTCGTCTGTCTTGGCCAGTATTTTTTACTTTTTCTAGGCGCGACAGAATATTTTGCATTGTGTTTTCCTCCTCGAACGGACAAGAATAATTTAACGGATATTATTCCGCAATACTCATCCTCAATAATATTCATACGGCAAAACAGCAAAAACCTTTAGAAGTATAAATGTATATCTATTGTTTAATACCATTAAAAAATATGCTGGTGATGCCGAAATAATTAAACTACAATGCAAAAAGGCCGCTCATATTATGTGCCGCCAAAGGAGGATATATGTACGATAACCAACGCGCTCCAATGTGCGAGGAGTATAATAACGCCCGAGAATTCGGAGAGTTATGCGCTAGATTACACTTCTTCGGGGAGACTGCTGTATCAGCTTGCTTTGATGCTTGCAGTATAGCCCCATCTCAAAACGATTCACTCACATACGCCGTTGCTGAATGGATAGAAGGATTCAGCGATTGTCTCGAGGGCAATAAATGTAATGGCGGTTATGGGGAATTTTACCAGAAAGGATATTCAGCTTCTTATACTATTGAAGCCCAAGCAGAAGGGAGAGATAACGATGGCTAAAAAACTAAACTTCCCAGAAATTGTAGGTGACAAACTTAAAGAAATAGGAGAGAAGCCCGAAACTGCATTGTGGGATTGTCATGGCACTCTATGTATATATCATAAGGCATTGGAGCGAGTTGCAGCCAGTCAAGGCGTAACCTTTGACGATCCCCAGTTAATTTCGGTAGACCTCGAAGCGGGTAGCACTGGCTATGCGGCAGTATGGGTTAAGGGTACTCTTAAGAAAAAAAGTGAATGGTCATACGGAGAGGCTTCATCCAAGAACTCTAAAAATAAATTTCCGTTAGCAATGGCGGAAAAACGAGCAAAAGATCGAGTGATACTAAAATTGATCGGGCTGCATGGGTATATCTACTCAGACGATGAGCTTGAGGATACAGAAGCAAAGCCTATCGAAAAGAAGAAAGAGCCAGCTACCCAGGACACTCCAGAGAAAACTGTAGCTGCCAACCCTACTATCCCGAGCAATCAAAACAAACCTTTACCAGACGATAAAATGAAATCATTGATGCAAAAGCTAGAAAATGGCAAAGGATCATTGAAGGACGCAAATGATTATATGCGCGACCAGAAGTTCGCTCCTACCGACAAACAGCTTCAGAGCCTCATAAAAGCCGAAAATATTTATAAGCAGGAGGTACTCAATGAAATTGATTAATCTCCCGCAGGGGTCTCCAGAATGGCTCCAGTGGCGTACTAAAGTATTCACCGCTTCTAATGCCCCCGCTATGATGGGGGCCTCTAAGTATATGAGCCGCATTGAGCTGCTAGACTTTTATGCGACTGGCGAGGTTAAGCCAGTAGATAAAGGCACTCAGATGGTGTTCGACAGAGGCCACAGAACCGAGGCCAGCATGAGGCCAATAGCTGAGAAGCAAGCCAGCTCCGCCCTAAAGAGGGATATTACTTTTGAAGCTAAAGTAGGGATCGCAGAAGATTTTAATTTTCCAACCAAGGAAGATGCCCAGCTTTTTGAGGGCAGAATAGGAGCAAGCTTTGATGGGCTATCCGAGGATCTCTCTATTACATTCGAGCATAAGCAGCAGAATAAAGAGCTGTTTGCCTCTATTGATGCGGGATCTTTACCGGAATACATCATCTGGCAAATCGAACATCAGATGCTAGTCTCGGGGTCCAAGGAGTGCTGGTTCGTATGCTCTGATGGAACTGAGGAGAATATGAAAACATTCCACTACTCCCATGAACCTTTTTCGCAAAGGGTTTTACTGGATGGATGGAAGCAGTTTGCTGCTGATTTAGAGCTGCATACACCAGTAGCACAGTCAGAAGAATGGCTGGCTATAGAGAAGGAGCTTGATGAATGCGATAAAAAGATTGAGTATTATCAATCATTAAGGAACGAAGCTAAGTCAAAGGCTATACAGTTTTCAGGGGGAAAGATTGATAAAGATACAGGGAAAGTGATAGGGGGCTCTAAAGTAGTTGGGGTTAATTGGACTCTCTCCCCGACCACTATAGGGGGATCTATTAGTTATTCTAAAGTTGTGAAGGACAAGCTAAACGGAATAGATCTCGAAGGATACAGAAGCGAAAAAACACAATCATTTGCACTACGAAGGAGAAAAAGATGAATAAAACACTACTTGTAGGTAGGGCTGGAGGCGATCCAGAGGTAAAAGAGTTTGATAATGGGGACAAGATTGCGAAAATTAATCTTGCTACTTCAGAACGATGGACAGATCAAAAGACTGGCGAGAAAAAAGAACATACCGACTGGCACAACCTAGTGTTTAAGCGTGGCTTGGCTGGAGTGGTAGAAAATTATGTCAAGAAAGGCCAGTTATTATCAATCGTAGGAAAGAATAAAACCCGCTCTTATGAAAGTAATGGCGAGAAAAAATACATAACGGAGATTATGGTAGATGATATGGATATGTTGGGCGGCAACACTGGCGGATCAAAAACTGCGGAAGCGCCAGCCAAATCTATAGAGGTTGCCGAAGATGACATTCCATTCTGATAAAGACGATGCGTATTATGTTCTCGAGGACAAGGGGGTTGATATGGTCAACTCCCCGCCTCACTATATGCTGGCTAAGTGTAAGTCTTGCGGATCTCAAATAGAAACCAGAGATATCCAAGAGGCAATAGTCGAGCCTTTACAGGGTATGCTAGCCCACGATATAGCTTGCGCTTTCAAATACTTATCAAGATTTACTGAAAAAGGCGGATCATTAGATCTAGGGAAGTGTGGATTTTATGTAAAAGAAGCCGAGGCAAAAGTAAAAAAACTTGAACAAAGCCGCCTAGATGTTTCACATGAAACATAGGAGAGAGATATGGTGCTTTTTATACTAATGGTTGTGATCGAGGGGCAAGAAGTAGCGCAAAGCTGCGATCAAGCTTTATGTTTTAGGGATATAAACCGATGTTTGTTTTTTGCAGAGAGATTAAATCAGCAACCAGACACCCCAGAAATCAAGGCTCATTGCCAGCACATCAATACTGATAGAGATACTCGATGGTACAAGTGATTAGATTCTTTTATGTTGCCAGTAGAAATGGTCGAAAAGATCTTCGGCCTTGCATAAACTCTGCTTGCGGCAATCCCTTACATTTCTAACGAATATATCCTGGCTCATAGTATTAAAGTCATCATAATATTCCAGCTTGTAAGTAAAGCCGTTAGATGAAGAACATGAGGCAAGCATCAAAATAACAAAAGTTAAATATTTCATGAGGTAATTACCATGCTAACGTGGCTAACAGTATCACTAGAAAAGCTCAGAAAATCCTTAATAGAAACAAAGGAATGGCTCGATAAACGCTCAATATTAACTAACAGGTCAAACGTCTATGCTATTACGCTGTTTGTAATACTGCTAATTGGCGCGTTGATTCTGTAGCTATACCAGATAGTCCACTGTGTACGTTCGGGCAACAGAGGATTTAACTCCTCTCCAGTCGTATACGTCTACCACTGTCACCTCCTGAACCACTCGATCCCTCGAGGTGTCTGGGGATGATATAACTTTTTGCTGAATATCTGTGTGTGTTGTAGTTAAAGGAACCGCAGATATTGGCCCAGCTGCGCTACCGATCATTATCCGATCAATACATATATCAGACCGATAACCACAATCACTATACCGATTACAAAGATTCCAGCTTCAGCTTCGCTTTGATCTAGTACCTTTGCCTTGAACGCTTTTCCGACCTTTTTTAATGGGTTCATGTTGATCCTCTTTGGGTTCTAAGTTTATTACTTCAATAATACAGCCTTTTGGGAATGTTGTGACATTTCCTACAGCATTTTCAGTATCAGAGATGGTTAGCTTTCTATCCGTTTCGTTTATTACATATCCCAGCGTAAAGAACTCTGCTGGCTCATCCTTCCCTTCATTAATGAGATCTTCGTTCCAACCAGACCAAGATACGATATCTAGCCATCGAACCAAGACTGGAATTTTTGAAGTCTTTTGTACTGGCCTAGCGGGTCTAGGCTTGACTGTTACAGCCTTACTGCTCTTATTCATTCTTCTGCCAATATTAAACTTACTGACTCCCAGAAAACCCAGCCAGCGAATGCTAACAAAACACTAATTAGCACGACCTCTTTAACCAAGGCGATCTTTTTTTGTCTTTCAGACTCGGCAGCCGCCCTTCCTTTGGCTATATCTTTGCGTAACTGAAACATCTCGCTAAGAGTTTCCTTTCCGTAAGACCACATAATCAGCTCTCGCAGACCTTTCTCTTGCTCCTCAATTTGTTTCTTAATGATTATTGCGTCTAGGGCTTCTTTTTCTACAGAGCGTTTGTAGACAATCTTTTTCCAAAACGGAGGATTGGCTGCTTTTTTCTGAGCTTCTTTTGCGCTGGCAATTTTTGTATACCAGTTGCCAACAGAAGCGGTAACGTCTTGAAATTCCTTGCCTACGCTGACTGCTTTTTTAACTGTATTATAGGCCGCTGTAGCTCCAGCCATTATAGTGAGCGGATCCATAGCGCATTACCGCCCCCTGCGTGAGTTGTTCTGGAATTTTTCCAATCGTTCCTGATAGTCGAGGTAGAACTCATCTACCTCTTTATCCATTTCGATTCTGATTTCTTCTATCTTAGCTTCTCTCGCGCTTGGAGTAAGATCTGTATCATCCTGAGCATCATCTCGATCATCTCGCAAGTCACTAAGTTTTCTGTCTACCTTTCTAACTTTAGGCAACAACTTGTGTAATTCCTGATGTTTCCGCTTGGCAGAGTCTCTCGCGCTTTGTCCTTCAGCTTCGTCATAATCCTTTTTCGCGTTTATAACGAGTTGCCGTATTCGATAATACTCATCAATATCAGCGTAATCAGTATTGTCTCGACCAACTACCCTAGAGGCGAAAGGAATTCTGGTATAATCTACCTTTTTGTCAGTAGTAATTCTTTCAGCTAAATCAAATGTTTGGGATGCGTCTCGATAGATTCCACCCAGGGCATACTCAAAAACGTGTTCCAAAGCATCTGGACTAAAATCTGTGCTAATACCAGTTGTAGTATTAAACATAAAACCAATATCCCCTTCTCGGTATTCCGATCCACCGCCAACGGCATCATTCATAAATTGAGCAATCATTTTGTAAGGAGTTTTGGTGCTATTGTAATAATTGTGAGCATCTGTTCTTTGCGCTCCAGCTGGGAAGTTCTCCCTGTATATATCGCTTCCGAAGAAATTGGTATTAAAAGCAATCTCCGCAGCGGGAACAATGATACTGGGGCTTGCTGTTAGTAACCCAGCCTCTACTATTCCAGCATCTTCTTTAACTGCATGCATACTCAGTGGGCTAAAGGCCGTCATAAATGACCCAATGATTCCTCCGAATAGATCTTTCTTTCTACGCTCGGATCCATTAACCATAGCCTCGAGAGAATCCCCAAGATTCCAGAAAAAGTTAAACCCATAAGGTAAAGGAACCTTTACATACTGGTGATTACCAGAGCCTTCCTGATAATAAGGATTCATAACAATCAGATTCCTTTCTCTGATTGAGTGAGGGATCTTATCGAAGTAAGCTACACCATCGTCATCATCACCGCCTAGACTCCTATTGAAAGCAGCTAAACCATACGAGGCGATTATCATTCCTCCGGCAATCTTTTGAGCTAAGTTAATATCTACCTTGCCCTTTTGATTGCGCTTCAGCCGCAGCTCTCCTTCTGAGCTTGCTGCAATCGGTGATAATGTTGCCCCAAATTGAGCAAGGCCTTGCACCGCAGCGTTGAAAAACATATAAAAACTATTGATGAACTGGCCGTACTCGCCTTTACGATTAAAGTTTACCGTCAAATTTTTGACTAAAGATGCCGATCTTTTGGCGCTTACTCCAGCCTTTCTTGCCTCAACGTAAGTGCTTAATCTTATTCCGTTTTCTACCGCCGTATTAATATCGGTTACAAACTCAACAACTTTTCCACCAACTTCGAGCATTTTCTGAGTGGTCGTAGCATCACTGGCTCTTGCATTAATATCAGCTGCCAGCTTGTCAAGGTCGGGACTATCAAAGAATCCTGTCTTGCCTCCGACTTGTAGCATCTCATCATAGTATGCTTGGTATTCATTATCAGGTTTTGCGTGTATTCGATCTTTTAGCTCATAGCCGCCAATAGCCGCAATTGCTTTGAATACATTAGCAACAGCATTTTTTCCCAGAGCTTCCCCTTCTATCCTTCCTCCGGTTTTTGTTTGCTCCGATTGAATATTTAGAGTCGCACTCGGTACATCTCTAAAGAAGTTTGTTACTAGGAATTGTGGGCTTCCTGCCGTATTAACAAAGGATAGCCAGCGAGTTGCTGCATTAGCTATCTGAGTAAGGGTGTTCTGAGTTTGTGGGCCTACCTTATGCAAAGCATCTAATAATCTTTGATCTTCAATCTTAATGTAATATTGAGTGCCTTCTCGCTTTACTGGGAAGTAATTATCATTACCAGCCATTCTGACTGGCATGATCTCAACTGAATTGGATCTGCTGTTAAAAGTAGATTTTTTGTCTGGATTTTCTTCTGTGAATATCTGCCAGAAGTTAGGATCTGGATACTGCTCCGCCAAGCTTAAGAATGATTGACCAACCTCGTTCTTCCTGAAGCGTATATTTTTCGCAGTCATATCAGCAATTACTTGCACTGTAGGACTGGCCGCTCTGGAATGTCTGCCCAGGGCTCTAATATTTTCCTTGCCCCCTATCGCATAACCTTTGCCAGTAGGTACTCGAGATCCTGACTCAGTATTCTCATCTTCAGCAAAACCTTTTAGCGGGACGTAGTTATCATAGTTATCCTGCCAACTGGCTGCTTCCATCTCTGAAACCATACCCCCTTCAACCATGAGATCCCGAGTGTAATCAACCATTTCGCGTATTCGCTTGGCATTACGCTCGAGGGCAGCAAACTTCTCCGGATTCTTGGCAACCTTAGCTAGATACGCTTCCGCATCCGAAGTGCTTAAACCAGAACCTCCATCGGGGAATGAATCATTTATGCTAGCGATATACCTGTTTCGCTCTGGCGCGTGTTTCGCCATGAGATAATCATCCAGCTCCTTAACCGAAAGCCCAGATTCTTTCAGATCATCCATTAAAGGCTGGACTAGCGTTAGGTCTATCTGTCGGAGATCCTCCTCTGTCTTGCCGTAGAATAACTCTTCAGCTAGATAAGGATCGGCATCCTCATGTATTTTATCTTGCGTTTGTTCTTCAATACTCTGCTGTAATCTTTTAACAGGCAGGAATTTATCTTGAAATCTACGAGTGAGTAAATCGCTGATTGTCTCTGAAGAGCTTCTCTTGAGGTGCAATCTACCAGTCTCTTCACCAGTGCGGCTAAACATTGGCAACCCTTCATAAGCTATTTTTTCTTTTAGCTCAGGAGTAATGCGATAAACAACTAATAAATTTTTATCTAGCAAAGCATTGTCATCTAAGTTTGTGTTAGCTTCAGCATAATTCGATTGCATTTTTAAAATTATCGACCCTTCTATTTCTGCTAACTCCTTTTCCTTATTGGCGCGAGTAGTTGCATCGACAGGTGTTCCGTCCTCTTGGACAAATAAATTATCTGGATTAGGAGAGGTATATCTTTGGTTTGTTTTAGGGTCTACCAGTATGGGTTTTTGCCCAGTCAGCTTCTCAAAGATTGAAGGGAATTTTTTATTGTATTGAAAATTCATTCTTCGATTAACTCTGCTGCTAGATGTTTTTTGGGCTTGTCGAGTGCCGTTAGCGTGACCAACGTACTCAAAGCCACCTTCTATCGCTTCAATCAGAGTTTTCTTTGCCGCCAGTTTTAAGTAAGCATCATTACCAAAAGGCATCTCTGGAGAGAGTTCTTCTTCGCGGTCATAAGAAATACTAACCCCTTTAAGCCTTAACGAAGTCTCGAACTGATCTGCGAGTGACTGACTGATAGGAGCTATATATCCACGTTCTTTTTCTGTCAAACGCTTATTCATGGCTTTAGGCTTATTGAATATAAGCAATTTAGCAGAATGGAAATTAGCTAAACTATGCAAAACTGTAGAGGCATAATTATCAAAAATACCTATCCAATAATCAGCCTCTCTTAATTTGGAAGAGTCCAGAGATTTATCGAGATAATCTATTGTCTCAGGAATCATGCTGTAATTTAGCCGCCTGAAAAATGAGTAAAGATTTACCTTTGATTCTGTGCCAGAGCCTTGCTGACCCTCTTTAGAGGGATGCAGTTTTCTGGGCTGTGCATCTAAATAAGTTTGCTGATGCTCTTCTCTAATGTCATTTCGATTAATAGTACGCTCTAGGTATTCCCTAAAATCTCGCATAACCTGGCTAGGCCCATCGCCCACAAATTCCCAAGATGCCGGATTAAACTTATAGGTCACTACTCTTGATTTCGTGTAGTTTTCAGCGTTTCTGAGCAGTTTGTTATATCCCTTATCGGTAAAGATTTCTCTTAAAGCATCAACATGAGCCAGGGTTCTTAAAGATTTTTC